CCATGTGCCAGGGGTGCCGGCGGTGGTGCAGATCCAGCCGGGATTCGTCCCACGAGTGGGGGCGGTCTTCCAGACCTGTTCGCCCGCGACGTGCGTCCCGGTGGTTGGTGCGGCTGATGCCCAAGTGACGACATGAGTGTCCGTTTGCATCTTCGTGCCGTTGGTCAGGGTGACACCTGCGCCAACGACCCGCCCATTGGCCCCACCGGCGTCCACGTTGAACGCAAGGTTCGTCTGGTGCTGGCAGTGGATGATCTCTATGTCGGCAGCGCTTGCGGCAGAGTCGATGTAGATGTCCTGGATACCCGCGCCGGGTGCAGTGGAGGCGTCCCGAACCACCTTCTCGATAGTGATGCCCTGCGGCGCGTCGGCCGTCTTGCCGATGTAGATGAGGTGATCCGTGGCAGCGCTGGAAAAGTCCCAGAGTCCACAGTTGCGGATCGACACCAACCGGCAGGACAAGAGCTTGATGGCTCCACCGGGGCAGGTTTCAAAGTTGATGTTCTCGAACCTGACGTTGGAAATGTTTCCAGCGGTCGCGTTGATCAGTATGGCTGGCTGCCCGCTGTAGCTGTTCGTAAACCGGGTGTCCTTGAAGGTGATCTGCGCGATGTTGCCGGAGGAGCTGCTGGCCTCGAAGGTGGGAACGCTTGGGGTGCTGGTGTGGATAAAGTCGCAGCCCGTGACCGCACAGTCGATCCACCCGGACGCGTTGATGATGCGCTTCGCACTGTTGTACTGACGGAAGCCGACGTTCCGGAGCGTCCCCTGGGACCACTTACCAACTAGGAGTTCACCGCCCAAAGTGGCGACCGAGTCAAGCTCCATGTTCTCGATCAGGAAGAACGCGATCCACGCCGTGCCCGTAGTGGTGAACAGGTCGCCGCTGTTGGTGAACAGCAGCGTGCGACCAGGCTGGCCGGGATAGCCGCGACTACCTCCACGGAGTCGCATCCCTGAGATAGCGGTTAACCCGTGCGCTAGGTAGCCATTAGTTGTCGGTGGAAAGTATGTCTCCCCACCCAGGTTTATGGCTGTTTGAATAGCGGTGGAGTCGTCCGTGGTTCCGTCGCCGACAGCACCAGAATCCATGACGTTGTGGGCCAGCTCGCCCTTGCCGACTGCGCGAACCGCGCCGGTCGGGGCGATCGCGGCGAGAGCAGCCGTGGCCGCATACAGAGGATCAGTGACACCCCGGTACGCGCTGGCAGAGTTGCCCGCGACCGCAGCCATGGCGCTGTCGGCGGGGGCACCGACGAGGGCAGCAGACGCGGCCGCAGAGTCGGCCGACGCAGCCGCGGCAGCAGCAGCAGCGAGGGCCTCGTTCAAGTAGTACGTGCCGCCCGCGACGGGGACAGCCGGCGCCACCAGCGTTAGATCCTGGGTCGTCCCAGCCGGCAGCGAGAAAGAGAACGGCTCGACGGTGACCCGCGTGGCGGCCAGGGTCTCCCCCGGGCCGCTGGTGTGCAGGTTGAAGTCGACAGTCCACACCCAGCCGACGGGGTCGACGGCGGCGTTGTCTGTAGCGATCAAGTTCACGCTGAAGGCGCCGGCGACCAGTTGGACAGGGACAGGCTGCTGGTTGATGGTCGCCGGTGGGGTGGAGGTCATCGCCTTCAGCCGGCCGTCCACGACGGAGGGCGTGAAGGTGAGCAGCCCGGTGAGCGCCAAGGAGTCCGGGTCTGCGCCCGCATCCGAGCCGTCCGCGACGGCAGCGAAGAACGAGCCGATCACGGTGCCGAATGTGACCGTCGCGGGCAGGCTCATGGAGTCCCCATCTCAGTAGCTGATTGTCTTTGCGCCGGATGCGGTGACGCCGTGGACCGTGTATTCGACCGGCCCCGCGCCCGGCAGCAGATCCGTGAAGTAGCCGCCGTCGGGGATCATCGTCGCGATCCGCACGCCATCCCTGTAGATGTCGTTGAACAGGGTCGCCTCCCAGCCGATGAACCCGTCCGTCCGTGCGATGGAAATAACCACCTCGGGACGGCCCGGGATCTGTGTCGCCGTGAACAGGGGCACCTTCGGAGCCAGGATGGTGACCACGATCGAAACGACCGCCGGCAGCGACCAGAAACCGTGAATCTGGTACGTCAAGATCACGTAGTCGGTGCGGGCGGTGGCAACATCCAGCGGCACCTGCACGTACTCGGTGGCGCCGATTCCACCCTTGGTGGTCCCAGAGGACTGCTTATCGACCACGCCCGAGTCGTAGTAGACGGTCCCCAGGCCGGCCGCGGTGTCAGCCCGGATCACCTGGTAGGCGTCCTGCGAACCGCCGGCTGGCAGTGTCCACGTGAGCGTCACGGGCGTGTCTGTCTGCGCCGAAGCGTCGACAGGAGAGGTGATCGTCGGTGCGGCAGGGGTAGCGATTGCGGCGATGAACCGCGACGCGGACCACGACGACTGAAGTCCCGCAGTGTCATAGACGGATATCTGATACTCGTAGATTCCGCCGTCAACCCAGGTGCTCGCGGGCAGGGTGTAGCTGTAGGTGTTCGTGTCGGCGTTGGTGACCGTCACGGTCCAGCCGATTCCCGGGTCGGCCGATTCCCGGTATCGGAAATCCGCCCGGGACTGGAAGTCGCCGTAATCCGGATCCTGGTAGGACCACGTGAACGTGGCGGGTGCGGTGACGATGATGAAACCGTCGTAGCCGGCCGGCTCGCCATTGTTGGGTAGCTCGGGGATAGGCGTGTATGGCGCGTGGTTGGTCATCTCAGATCACCCGGCCGAGAACAAGGAGCTGGCCGCCCTGCACGATCACGGCGACACGGTCGTTCAGCGTGGGCGTGTACGACGCGAGACGGAGTGCGGGTGTCGCCGTGTCGGCCGAGTCGAGTTGAACTTCCAGCGGGCTCGCGCTCGTAATTGTCCCAGGCTCGCTCATCAGACACTCCCCAGGATGTAGTCGCCGTCGCTGCCGTCCAGTGGTAGCGACCAGGAGCGGCACTGCGCTTGCCGGGCCGTGCCCAGGGCCGCATCGGAGTAGGTGACCCGGTCCCAATGCCAGGCGATCGGGAAGGGGCTGACCTTGGCGGTGATGATCTCAGGGACGCTCATCGCGGCTGCCTTGATCCGGTTCCCCTGCGTCACGAGGTCTGTCTGCGAGGTCGCGTCGAGATACTGCACTGGGGCGCGAACGGTCCGCCCCAGGGAGGCGATCGACGCGGCACCGGTGGACGGGTTGGTCGTCGTGTACCTGCCCGCACCCTCGACCGGCGCGGCGGTCATGTCGTTACGGACGAACCGCCACCAGTTCGGCACACCCCACACATCCGCCGACACGGAGCGATTCGCAGCGACGATGCCCACCTGCAAGTCGCCCACGGCGAAATCCCACTCGGACTGTCGTACGGACGGCAGCACGTAGGGCCCGGATCGGAACGCTCCGTCCTGATCGCACCAGATGCCGCGATACCCGATCGCCGCCAGCAGGTTGTTGACGACCCCGATCCATGTCGGGCTGCCCGAGGACGTCTGATGCCACGCCCGTGCCGTGGCCAGCACCTTCGCGGCGCCCGTGCTGTCAAGTAGAACTGGAACGGTGATGCCAGCCGCTGTCACCACCGCGTTGACTGCGGCCAGGACGTTCGCGCCGGCAGCCACCGAGTACGTGTCACCGATGTTGCCCTGCAGTAGGTGCAGTTGGTCATATCCGGTGACGCTGTACGTGATGGGGATCTGATCGAGCGGACGGTCCGGCGTGGTCAACAGGAACACACCGAGATTGAACCGGCAGCCGGTCACGCCCGCGGTGGCGGACGACAGGAGCATGTACGGGCGGACCCGGTCCCTACCCCACGCCAGCTCGCGGGAGACGGTCAGGTCGACCGTGCCGTGAACGTCAGCGAGATTGTCACGGTGGACGGTGCCGTCTGACACGTCCGCTGAGATGTCCTCCACCAGCGCCAGGGAAGCGTCCAGCAGCTCCACACCGAAGTCGACGTCGAGGTCCGGTGCCACCAGGAGCGCGGTCACCTGCGCCGCCGTGAAAGCGCTACGCGGAGGAGCGGTCAGAGGCTGCATTTTAGACCGCCTCGGAATAGTCGACGTCTTGCCACGCCAGCGACACGGCGTAGATCGGATCGTGCCCGGGGCCCCGCCTGATCGACACCGGGGCGATGTCGGCGAACATGCCCCAGCGCCGCCACCCTTGGAAGTCGCGCAGGAGCAGGAGCCGGCCGCGCCACGCACGCAACTGCTCCACGTCAGCACCCGAGGCGCGCTGGAAGGTCAGCGATGAGTACCGGTCATCGCCAGGCGTGGTGATGATCCGACGCCGGCCGCCCGCATAGTGCCGCACCGTTGCCGCCACGAAGGCCTGCTCGACGCGGTCCGTCTTGAACACCTGCAGACTCACAGACGAGATCGGGTCTGTGAGCCATGTCCCTGCGAACGCAACAACAACGGTGGCCATCAGGCACCCACCATCTGCCGTTGCATCGTCTGCTGCCGGGTGGTCTGCTTGTCGAGGGCTGCCCCGAATCCGGGGACGAGGGATCGCAGGATGCCGGTCTGCTCGGCCAGTTGGCCGATGACCCCGGACATGTCAACGCCGCCCGTGCCTTTACCTGCGGCAGCCCGGCCCGCCTCAAACCACTCCGTCTGAGACCCGGACATGACCCGCTCCGGCTTGCTGCCGTAGTTCTTTCCCCAGCCGCCCGGCATCATCATTCCGCCCGTGTCGTACCCGGCTGGGCTCGCGAGACGTGTGGCCGGGCCGGTCCCCGCGAAGGCCGCTCTCACTGTGCCGCCGGTCGCGAACCCGTCGCCCCCAGCGTTGATCGACTTCAACAGGCTCCGGTACTTCGCCGACTGCTTCGCGTTGATGATCTCCTCGCCGTCGGAGGCCATGATCGGCACCGAGTCAGACGTTCCTGTACCCGAGCCGACGACCGTGCCACCGGTGGCGTGGTGCATGGGCGTGGGCGATTGGCCGGCCCTGATCACGCTGTTCGTGAAGATCGTGATCGTCTTGCCGTGCAGCCTGTCGATCTGCGCCTGCAGGTTGATGATCTTTTGGACGCCCGAGGCTGTGCTGGCAGTCACGGGCGGGACCCTGTGCTGCCTGATGGCGTCGATCTTCGCCTGCAGGTCGGTGATCTGGAGCCGCGCAGCCCGAGGATTGGCGTCCAGTCCGGTGGCCAGCTTCTGCTTGATCGCGTCGATCTTCGCCTGCAACACCACGATCTGCGCGTGCCCGGGCGTGATGTCGGCGGTCACACCCGGAGGCTTGCCCTGCTTGATGCGGTCGATGCCCAGCTGTAGGGCAGCGATCGTCGCCTTACCTGCCGTCGAGTCGGCATGGAGCCCCGGGGCCTTGCCCTGCTTGATGGCGTCGATCCGCTTCTGCATGTCGGCGATGTTCTTGTCGGCGGCAGCCTTGTCCACGTCCAGCTTCGTCGGCGGGATCTTCTTCGGGATGGCCAGCAGCTTGTCGACATAGGCGGTGACAGCGGCACGGTTGACGCCGTGTGCGACTGCGTTGTCGATGATCTGCTTGCGCATTGTGACCATCTGCGCGCGAGCCTTGCCTGTGCTATCCGCGAGCCCGCCGTTGGCCTCAACCACGGCCTGCAGGTTCGTGACCTGCCCGTTGAGCTGGCCGCGCAGCGCCACCGACGCCGAGGACATGTTCCCGATCGACGTGGTCGTGAAAGTGATCTTCTTACCGGTCGCGTTGACATGGTCGCCCATGTTCACCAGGCTGCTGTCGAACGAGTTCTGCGCCTGGGCAGCGTTGAGGGTCTTGCCGTTGAGCAGATCCAGGCTGTTCTTCAAGATCCCCGCGGCGTCGTTCTCCAGGTACATCTTCGCCGCTGCCTGGGCGGCGGCGTCAGCGGTCGTCTTCTGCCCCGCTGTGGCGAGCACCAGGGCTGCGGCTGTCGTGCCGACCTTGGCGGCGAGGGCCTTCTGCGCGGCATCAGCGGCCTTCGTTGCGTCAGTGCTCGACGCTGTAGCGGCCTTCTGGTCTTTCCACGTTTGGATCCCGGCCTTGAGTGCGGTGTCCTGCACCCCCGTAGCGGTGGCGACCTTGTAGGCTGCCAAGCCGTTTTCGGTGGTCGCCTTCGAGTTCGCACCGACCGCATGAGTGCTGACGGTGATCGCATCAGTGAATGGCTTGGTGGCAGCGGCCACCTTGGCGATGGCGTCCGCGTTCCCGAGCGCGGCATCTGTGACGAGAGGCAGGCTGATCCCAAGTCGGTTGGCAGCCGCAAGGGCGCCAGAGTCCGACAGGTTCTTGACTGCCATCGCGCGGATGGACTCGTCGATGACACCGTTGGATGCTCGCAGCGCGTCGGCGTAGTCGTTCGCGGCCTGCGTGTTCGCCCGGGTCGCCTCCGCGTTCGCGGCGAAAATGAGCGTCGCAGCAGTGATCAGGATGCCGATGGCGCCGGCGGCGATGTTCAGGGCACGCATCCCGACAGCGGCAGTCTCAGCCGAGACACCCACGCGCTGGAGAGCGGCGCCGACGGCGGTGATCCCGCCGCTGAGCAGCCCGAACGTCTTGAACCCGAGGTAGACCGACACGGCCGTGGTGGCCAGCGTGGCCAGGACATCCACCGGGATGGCGTTGATCAGGTCCGTGAAGGTCCGCAGAATCCCAAGCGTGCCGAGCCCGAGCGGCGCCAGTGCGGCCACGAGGTGCAGTGCGGCCCCGACGATGGACTCGACAGCGGCCATGACCTGAGGGAACACGGAGCGGATGTAGTCGCCGAACGTGACGACGCCAGGCCCGGACATGAGCGCGGCGAAGCGGGTGGAGAGGTCCAGGACGTACACGCCGGCGTCGCGGGCGAGGGGCTCAAGGGCAATGAACGCGGCCACGAGCCCGGCGGTCAGGACCCCAGCGGTCTTGCCTGTGATGACCGAGAACTCGCCGATGATGCCGTTCAGTGCAGGCATCTGACCTTGAAGGGTGGCGACTTCCTTCTGGAACGGTGCGAGGACGCCAGCGGCAGCCGTGTGGCTCAATGTGGTGAGGTCACCCTCGAGGGTGCCCAGCATCGTCGTGTAGGACGCGCCCAGCGGTGTCCCGGCTTTTATCTCCTTGGAGATGCCGACGATGGCCAGGACGCCAGCGGCGCCCATCGCACCGAAGCCCACCGCGAGACCGGTAGTGGCCGCGGCCAGGGGGACAATCGCCGGGCCGAGACCGACGATGGCCATAGCCAGAGCGCTCGTGCCCTTGCTGGCGTCCTTGCTGCTCTTGGCGACCTTCTTGTTGGACTCGTCAACCTTCTTGCTCGAGTCGTCAACCTTCTTGCTCGACTCGTCCAGCTTGATGTTCGAGGCATAGGTGCCCCACGTCGCGTCAGCGAGGGTGCGCTGAGCGCGCTCCACATCGTTGCTGGCTTTGGCAAGTTGGGACGCCTTGGCCTTGCCACTGTCCTGCAACTCGCTCAAGCGCAGTTGGGCAACGTTCGCTACGCCAGAGGCGTCCGCCACCCTGCGGGCCGCTGACTCGACCGAGGTCAGACCACTTGATGCGCCGCCGGATGAGCGACTGACCTTGTCCTCGGACGCGGCAACCGCGGCGAGCTTCGCCTCAGCGCCAGCCGTGTCGGCCGTGACCTTGACGTTGGGACTTTTGCGCTCAAGGTTGTTGGCCAACTCCTGGGCCTTGGCGATGCCCGCCTCGAAGTCGACGATATTGAGGCGGAGCGTCCCGATGATCGACCCGGCTTGAGTCTCGCTCACGACGGGCCCCCCTCGGGTTCTTTGGCGAAGTGGCGGGACAGCCGGGTATCAGCCTGGAGCAGCCCGGTCAGGTACGTGAAGAACACCGACCACGTCAGGGACAGGTCCGTCTCGGCGTGCAGGCGAATCCCGTACTCAGACGCGAAGTCAGCCACGATCAACGGCCACTGCCCGAGCACGGCGAGGACGGTCAGACCTTCGCCTTCACCGCCGCCTTTCGGGTCGAAGTCCGGCGGGAACTCGTACCACTCGAAGAGGCCCGTGAACGGGTCTTGGGTGCCGCGACCGTACTGGACTGCTTCGGCTGCTCGGTCTCCGTCTGGATGGCCGCCTGAACGGCGGCCAGTGCTTCCGGGGGGATACCACTCTCCCAAACCTTCTCCGCAGCCTCACGGCCAAGCTGGAAGTCGGTCAAGGTCGCAAACGCAACCCGGTTCATGGCCTCCAGGGGCGCGTCATCAGCCTTCATCTGCGCCCACACGTCGCCCAGGACGAACTCCCAGAGGACGTCCGGGCTTTCGGCTTCCATCGTGTGGTCGGTGCCGTTGAGCATCCCGGAAAGGCGAGTGCCCTTCAGGTATCCGATAGGCGGGATCGTGTAGCTGTGGTCTCCGACTGGGAAGATGAGAGGCTCGGGTGCGACCTGCTCAAACGCCTTGAGCGGCATGGATGTCTCCCTTTGGCTGTTCGGCTGTGGGTGGCTGTTGAGGTGACGCGGGCGACCACAGCCGAAGCCACCCGCGTCACGACTAGGTCAGGCCCCGCGCGTGTACGAGAACGCGACGGACGCGCCGACGGCGTTGGTCACGACGATGTTCGCCGCGCCGGCAGTACCGGTCGGCATGACAGCGACGATGACCGAATCCGACACGACAGCCCATTCGGTCGCGTTGGTCGCACCGAACTTCACGCCCGTCGTGGCGACCGTGCCCGTGAAGGCCGCGCCAGAGATGGTCACCTGACCACCAACAGCCACACCAGACGGAAGCGCCGACAGAATGAGCGGGACGGTCGCAGCGACACCAGGGTTGGTGATGACGGTCAGCGCGCCGTCACCGGTCAGCACGATCGACGCGGAGTCACCGTCAGCGACACCATCCTTGGATCGCGCCCAAGCCGCCAGGGCTACACCCTGGCCTGCTTCCGGGCCGCCGTTCTTGTCGTACCAGCGGACGCCGCAGCGGGCGGCGTCGCCGGACTGCCCGACACGGGCGCGCACAAGCTCCTGGCCCGGGTCGTACACGCCGGCAGCAGTGCGCCGCCAGAAGTCCGCGGTGACGGCCCAGCCGTTGCCGATGACCTCGTTGGCGTCCCATCCGTCGGTGTCGTACGCGGACGTGTCGATGGTCTTTGGTGTGACGTCCGGCTTGAAACTGAAGATGCCGTTGAGCTGAAGCCAGCCCCCGGCCAGCGTCAGGTCGGCAGAGACGTCGACCCGGAACTTCCGAGCCAAAGCAGTAGACATGATGAGCCCTTTCTGTGGGCATTACGAAAGAGCCCCATGACGGACGTCGTGAGGCCGGGTGGTGCGGCTGTTACCAGGGACGACCTGGCGTGATGGGCACGTCCACGTCGAGCGAGTAGGAGTCGCTCCGCATCGACCGCTTGTTGGCGTCAACGCCACCTGATGCGCTGATGACCCGCAGGGCCTGCACCACATGCGCGGTGCCAAACGTCAGATCCTCGGCGCCCTGCAGCACGGTGAAGATCGCATCCCCGAGGTCGTGGACGTCGAGGCTGTCGTTCGGTACCCCGCGCAACGCGAGCTCGACCCGGATCTTGGACAGCGCAACCTTCGGCTCATCGGTAGCGGCGTAGGCATTCAGCACCACGCACCGGTCGGGGCTGGTCGGATACTGGCCGGTTAGGACCACGGCCGTCTCTGTCGCAACGTAGGGCGTGGAGGCCCGGTAGGTGACGCCGATGCCCGCGCCCGCAAGGTAGCCGGCGAGGCCAGTCAGCAGGTCCGAGGTGAAGCTCATAGCTTGTCGAAGAGGACTTCGCCGGTCTTGTTGATGGCAGCCTCACCCTTCTCGATCAGGCCCAGCTCGAGGAACCGCGCGCCGCCACCATGCGGGTGGGCGAAGCTGAGGTGGTCCTCGATCCAGCGGGCGTAGACGCTCGTGTAGGTGATGGCCACAGTGTTGAGCCCGCCGCGGTCCTTCTTGACTGAGCCGGTTGCTGCGAGGGTGCCGGACACCTTGGGAACCAACTCGTCGGCGCGCGTGAGGATGAGCTGCGCGCCTTCCGCCAGTGCGTCCTCGACGTTGCCGCGGATCTTGGCTGCGATGTCTCCGAGGTGAAGGTTGTTCTCCCACGTCATCGTCACGGGGGCCTCCATGCCTATGCGGTTGCATGTGCGCGCGGTAGACTGCGCGCATGGTGAGAGAGCGAATGGAGAACCGAGTGATCCGCGTGCGCGGGTCGCTGTGGAAGTCTGCGAAAGAGCGCGCCGATCAGCGAGGTGAGACGGTCAGCGAGGCCGTCCGCAAGTTCCTAGAGAGGTACAGCAAGTGACCGAGCCATGGGGACATGACGGGCACGTTTGGCATGGCGGCACGCAGTCGGCCGTTAGATGCCTCCGCTGTGACCGCTACTACCGAACGCGTAACGGAGTGCCAGACAATCCACCATGCGAGCCCAAGCCAGGACGGAAGCACATGACCGTCTAAGTGAGGTCGACCTCGACGTGGTCCGGTAGCCCGAGCGAGCCACCATCACGACGACGAACCCCAGTCACCTGACAGGCGCGACCATTGACCGTGACCCGCGACTCATCGACGAACTTGGCCGCATCGCTCAGTGCGGCGTAAAAGATCGACTTCTGCTCCAACTGCTCGCCGGCCGACGACTGGACACGGATGATCCCGTCGTCCAGGAAGCCCTTGACGTCCGCAGACGCCGCGTAGGTGTCACCGCCCGCCCCCGCGCCCAGGAACGTCTCCACGGCCGCCGTGTGGATCCAGAACGCCGAGATGGCGCTCACCAC